AATACATATAATGTTTTCATTTCTTTTTTCCTTTCTTAGGTACTAAGTGGTCTTCAGTTAATATTCGGAACCCATACTTTCTATCGTTACAGTATTCATTTGCAGCTGCAAACTTTGCTTGATTGACAACGTAGGTTGCAACTTCGTTGAGGTAACGTTTGGTTTGTCGTTTAGGTTCCTTCGGGGGTTTGAGTTGTTTCTTGGGTTTAACCTCTATAATCTCACGGACTATTTGTCCCTTTGTGGTTACATACTTTATAAAGAAGTCAGGAAAGTATCTATGTACTCTTTTATCAACAGGTGATATGTAAGGAATTACAATTTCTTCACTTCCCCATTCGATAATTGCAGTGTTGTTATCACAATACATCATGAATCTTCGTTCCCAAAGAGAACGATAATAGATTTTTGTAGGGTCTCCTCTATATTTTTTGTAGTTCTTTGGTTTAAACTTCCCACTGTATGACATAAATAACAATACTATATTAACGAATATAACTATTTATACAGGACAAATGCATGGCATCTCTAGACAAACTACTAGGTAAAATTGAAAAAGCTCAGTCAGCAATCAAATCTTTCAAAGGAACAGTATCAAAATTCAAGAATCTAAACTTCAATTCATTGGTTGATGAACTTGCAGAACAGAAAGGTCTTGCAAATAGTATACTAGATGCACGAAGAAGTTCTCTGCAAAGACAGTTGTCTGCAAAGAACACATCCAAACGTGCATGTAAAGGTCTACCTGATGAGAACACTAAGGATTTTATGTATCCACAAGACTTGGATTTTCATGAAAATTATATAACCTTTAAGTCTAGACCTAGAGCATTACAAACAGACTCAGCAGGCACTAACAGTGGAGTGTTGGGTAAACAAGCAGACTTTGAAGTACATCTATACATTCCCGACACACTTCTATCCCAAGCAAATGTTCAATATAAACAAGAAAGTATAGGTGGTGTTAATAGAGTTGTAACTGATTTACTTACAGACCCAGGCAATGTCTTTAGTAATACGGGCAAAGAAGGGATGGCTAATATCGGACTTGCTAGTGCAATGAAGTTTGCATCTACACTAAGTGGGGGTGGAGTTGAAGCAAAAGCTGGTATGGCTATAAATCCTATGAAGGAAATGATGTTTGAGGGTATAGGATTTCGTTCATGGAACTTTACATATGAATTTTACCCTAGAAGTAATTGGGAAGCAGCAGAAATAAACCATATCATTTATGCATTTAGAACTGCTATGTTACCCGACACATTTAATTTTGACTTGTTTGAGGGTGGTAATTCAAGTGCTCAAATGTTCCAAGACCAGTTCTTTAACTACCCCAATATATTTGATATAAGTTTTAACGGCCCGATTAAAGATAGAGTGGATGGGTTTCTTCCAGCAGTTTGCACTAAGTGTGATGTTGACCATACAGGTGGTCAGAAGTTCTCAGTATATGAAGATGGTCAACCTGTTAAATCTACCATGACATTAGAGTTTATGGAAATAAGGTTAATGACACAAAATAATTATCAAACTCTTTCTCCCGTATCTAATAAGGGTGGTCTTCTTAAACTCAAAGAAGGGGGTTCTATAATAGAAGGAGACCGAATGACTCTTGGTGATTTGAAGAATAATTATACAGAACTGGGTACAAGTCTTAAGAAAAATATCGGTGGATTTTTAGGTGACAAAAATATGTCAGGCGAAAATGATGGAGGCACTGGATAATGGCAAATGAATTCTTTAAGAACTTTCCCGATGTTGAGTACACACTTAATGATGGTAAAGTAATATCAATCAAAGACTTTTTCCGAAAGTCTAAAATAGAAACAGAAGCACTCGACAGTTTAGTTTCGTACACTTACTATGAAATACAAGATGGTGAAAGACCCGATGTAGTTGCAACTAAACTATATGGTAATGGTGACTTGCATTGGACATTGTTCCTTGCAAACGAATTTACTAACTACAATGATTGGCATAAAGACAACCAAACCTTTGAGACATACATGAGTGAAAAGTATGAAGGTCAGTACCTAGTCGGAAATGAAACAACAGATATTATAACATCAACCAATAAGTTTTTACTAGGAGAGAAGATAACTTCAACAGGTAAAGAAGCACACGTAGTTAAGGTCGACCCAACTATGAAACGTATTGGTGTTATAGGAAATCAGTTTGATGGTAATGATGTGGTAACAGGAAGTGTTAGTGGTAAGTCAATGACTGTACTTAATGCAATAGAACAGAGAGATGGTATTGCATATTATAAAGACCTCAATGGAGTTAGAAAGAACTTCTTTGAGAATGGGTTCTCTTCTGTATCTTTCTTTGATGAAGAATGGGAAACAAACGAAGCAAAAAGAAGAATAAAAGTGATACGTCCCGAATTGATTTCTGCAGTAGTTAATCAGTTTGAACGTATTATGTCAGTATAAACTATGAGTAGTAATTATAAAGCAGGTGAATTTTTCATTGAGGCAATATCAATTGTTACTCAAGCAGGTGAAGTAGTTGATATAACAAAACTTGTTAATAACTTTAGAATGTATGAAAGTATATACGAAATGTTTACAAGTGCAGACATATCAGTTGTGGATGGAGTTAACTTACTTAAGAATTTTGAGATTGTAGGTCAGGAAAATGTAAGAATATCTGTAAGACAGAAAGAAGGTTTGGAAGATAAGTCTGATAACTCTCAATCTATAGATAGGACATTTAGAATTTACAAAATTCATAACATTCAACGTATAAACGAAACCACACAAGCCTATCAATTTTTATGTCAAGACCCTAGGATGATACAAGTACAGAAGGAAAGAATTTCTCAATGTCTCTATGGTTCTTACAGTGCAATGATATTAGGTATCCTAACTAACAGTATTAAATTAAGAAAAGAAGAGACCGAGGCATGGGTAGACACAATGCCTGCAAACAACCAATTCTTAGCACCCGACATGACTGTTTATAATTGCATTAAACATATGGTTAGTAATGCAAATACTTCTCTAGATGCACCATGGAGAAACTCATGTTTCTTTTATCAAACACTCAATGGTGGTTTTAGATTCCATGATATTGCAGAAATGTATCAAAGAGAACATCCAGTTGTTTTCACTAGAACTCCTAAGAATGTAGATAAAGAGAATTATGATATAAACATAAACTCTCCACGAGGATTGAATACACAAATACTAGACATTCATAGACCACAAGCTTTCGATGCATTAACAGGTGTTACAAGTGGTATGTATGCGTCTACACTTAGAGTATGGAATCCAATAACACAAAGAGTAGAAGAACACATTTACAATATGAAAGATGCATTCAACAGGGATGGTCATATGCATAAACCTTCTGCACATATAGATGTCCAAGAAATTACTGCAACACCTGATGATGCAATAACAACATCAGACCAAAAGTATTCACAAACAGATATTCAACCTGCGGTGAATGAAACATTTGATTCTAAGATTGTTAATGTCGACACCATGGTTCATTCGTATGGTAATGCAACAACACTAGATGCACCACAACCTTTCTTAGGTGAAACATATGATGACAATGGTATACTAGAAAGAAATGCATTGATGCATTTACTTCATCAAAATATGTATACAGTAGTAGTTCCATTTAGAACAGACCTAACTGTAGGGACAATTGTTAAACTTATGATACCTGAACCTGAAACAGATAAACCTGAAGGTACAGTAGATAAGAAGAATGATAATCGATACTTAATAACTGAAATAAAACTTATGGGTAAACCAGCAGACAACCAAGGGACTTTAACAATGACTTGTGTTAGAGAAGGTATATCAAAAGAATTAGAACCGAGTGTAGCAAAATGAGTCAACAAATACACCCGAGAATGATGAGTTTTTATGGAGTCGTAGAAGATAGACATGACCCTATGAAGATAGGTAGAGTTCGTGTTCGTATACATGGAATTCACAATGCAGATAAAACACAAATTGCAACACCTGATTTACCATGGGCCCAAGTTCTACTACCAACAACCTCAGCAGGTCTATCAGGATTTGGAACACAACATGGACTCGTAGAAGGGTCTACAGTATTTGGTTTCTTTAGAGATTCGTCTCAACAGAACCCAATCATTACTGGAACAGTAGCAGGTATCCCACAAGAAGGATGGAAGGTTGACGTTACAGGTAAAGAAGTTGCACGTAGTGTGGAGACTGGGTTCAATGACCCAAGAAGGGTTGGTGAAGGAATCAGTGCATATACAGATACTATTGATGGAGTTGCAACTACTGAAAACCCTAATAGAAGTTGGGGACTAGAAGTAGGATTAGACGATTCTCCTCAGATACCCGAAAGTATATCATTAAATTACTATCCAAAAGCAGACAAGGAAACTGGTAAAACTCTTGAAGCTTCTACTATCACGGAACCAACAACCAAAGAAACACCTTACTACCCATTAGAGTTTGGAGTAAGTGATGTAGACATCCATGCAAGAGGTGAGATAACATATGCAGACAGAGACTTTTCTCTATTAGATAACATGTCTTATGTCACTAAAGCAAAACCAGTTTACCCATTCAATAAAACCCTGAAGACAGAGTCAGGACATCTACTTGAGTTAGACGATACAGTAGGTGCAGAAAGAATATCAGTTGCACATAGGTCGGGAACATTCCATTCAATAGAACCCGATGGGTCACAAATGACTAGAATAGTCAATGACCAATACACTGTAATATGCAAAGACAATGAAGTGCATATCGGTGGTAAAGTAAATGTTGTGATAATGGGTGACTCTAATATTAAGACATATGGTGATGTTAAATTGAAGGGTTATGGTAAAGGTGAGATTGATGTTACAGGAACAATGCTTATTAAGTCAGGTGATAACATGACTATTCAATCTGCAAAAGTATTGTCCCTAAAAGGTCAAGTCGTACAACAAGGATAATTATAATGACAGAAGAAAAGGTAGTTGTTACACCAGGCTTAGTTGTAGCTGAAACTGCAAATGCATTGAAGGTTGTATTACCTACTGCACTTCCATGTCCGACTGAGGACATATTCTCTATACCTTCAGTAGAAGATTTACTAAAACCTCTTTTAGAAATTGCACAACTTCCCGAGAAGTTGGATGCAAAACTAGCTTTGATGAAGAAAGAGAAGGAAGAAGAGATAGTCCTACTCGTCAAGAAGTTAGAGAACCCCGACTTAACTGCAGAGGAAAGAGCTGCAATACTAGAAGAGATAAGAATTGCAGAAGACTATGTTGACAATGTTATTATGGGTGAACTCTTTGAACAGTTCAGAGACATAAAAAAATCTATTGAAAAGTATTTTGATAAATTACAAAAACTACTTAGTCCATATTGGAAAGAGTCCGAAGGGAAGAAAAATTTACAACAGGAACTTACGGATGCTATCGATGAGTTGGTTGCAGATTTTCATATGTATATTCCTAACAAAATATCAGAGTTGATAGGAAAAATTGTACCACTTAGTTTAACCATTAACATCCTAGGTTTATCAATTGATATTGTTAAATTGGTAACTACTCCTTCTTATAGGGATGAGATAACAGACCAAATAGCTGGGAAGAATTTTGTAACTCAAATTATATCTAAAAGAAAACGACTTGCAGAAGTTAACAAAGAGTTAATGAATGCAAAGAACATGACTGTAGAACAAATTGAGACATTAGAGAAACAGAAAGAACAACTAGAAAAAGAAATCCTTGCACTAGAAGAAAAGAGACGTGCATGGGTTGATAAGTTTTTTAATTTAGTTCCTGATGCAATCAGGAAGTTTGATGGTAAACTCTCAGAACTTAATGAAGATAGAAAGGCAAAACTCACATGGGACTACATCAAAACAGAAATTAAAGAATGGGTTACGAATGCACATATAAAAGCATTAGAGAAACTTATTGATTTGTTTGATGAGATATGGGACTTACTTGGATTACCCGAGTTACCAATATCATCTATACAAGAACTATTGACAATGGACATACCTGCGTTAATAGAAAAGGTCAAAGCATCCCTAAAGAGAAAGTTTCAAACTACTGCTAGTGAACTTAGAGAAAAGATTGCAGAGATTGATAAGAAACTGGAAACTGAAACCGACCCTGCTACGATTGATAAACTAAACGAAGAGAAGAGAGAACTAGAACAGAAACTTTTAGATGAGAAAGGAAAGTATCTAAGACAATTGGAAGAAGCAGTACTTGGATTTGAGATACCAATTATAGGAATGACCATTGAGGAGATAATAGGAAAGGATACTCGTACTAATTCAACCCTTGAAGAAAGACTACAAAGATTTGAAGAAAGGTTAGTAGACTTCAAAGAGAACTGGCAACAGAAACTTCTCTTTGCATGGGTCAAGTTAATAAAGAAATTCCTACAAGCAATCGGATTAGGTAAGTTAATCGATATGTTATTGTTAACTATGTGTGACTTCCTAAACCTAATTGGAAATCCATTTGCAGCTATGATTACTATACCTAATTTAGATGGTATAATAGATTCATCCACATACAAACCTACAGTTCGTGTTGCAAATAAGAGTGACAGTAGTCTAGACTCAACATTAAAGGCCTCAGATGGAACTGCATTGGGTAATTCATTCCCTATCGATGGTAATAGTGGAGATTTATATGTATTTGTTAATGGAGTCAGACAAGTTGAGGGTTCTGCAGACAATGAGTTTAGTGTAGTTGGTAACAATATAGTTATGAACACATTATTAGATGAAGGTTTGGTTGTTTGTGCAATTAAGGTTCCAACTGATTAACGGAGTGTTATAAATAGAAGTATGGCAGTTAATATTAAATCAGAAGGCAAGAATGTTGCAACTCCGAACAGGTATAAAGACTTAGATATTTTCTTTACACCTCATCCAGTCACGGGTGACATAACAGTAAAAACTGATACGGATGCAATAAGACGTTCTGTAAGAAACATAGTCCTAACCAATAAATATGAGAGACCATTTAAACCAAATTTTGGTGGTTCTCTTAGAGACATGTTGTTCGAATTGGACACTATGCCGAAAATTAGAAGGGTAAAAGAACGAATAGTAAAAACTGTAGAAACATTTGAACCTAGAGTTAATAACGTATCAGTAATATTAGAAGAGAGTCAAAATACAAACACAATTAGATGTACTATATTCTATAATATCAACAATAGTGTATCTAATCAGAGAGTAGAATTCACACTAACAAGGGCAAGATAATGGCAGTAAACAGTTCACAAATAAACGTAACAGATTTAGACTTCGATAGTATCTCTGATAATCTTAAAAACTATCTTAAAGGACAGGACAAATTTAAAGACTATGACTTTGAAGGGTCTAGTATGTCTGTTCTTATTGACTTACTTTCATATGCATCACATATTGGTGCAGTGAACACTAATATTGCAGCCTCAGAATTATTTTTAGACTCTGCACAATTAAGAAAGAATGTAGTGTCTCGTGCAAAGGATTTAGGTTTTACACCTGCTTCGGAAGTGTGTGCAAGTGCAACAGTAGATGTAACAATTAATGATGTTAGAAACCCTGATGGAACTTACCCGACACCCACTCAGATGACTATGCCTAGAGGAACTATTTTCTCTACAACCTTTGATGGAGTTAACTACTACTTTGTGGTTACATCTTCAGCATTACCATCACAAAATAACACAACTTTCTTGTATTCAAATGTAGAAATAGTCCAAGGGACATATGCAACAGACCAATACGTGGTAGATACACAAATCAAAAACAATAAGTTTGTATTATCAAATGGAAGAGTAGACAAAGCAAGAATGGTAGTAAGTGTAAATTCAGGTGGTGTATCTGAAACTTTTGCACTTGCAACAGATGTATCTGCAATCAAATCTACTACAGCAGTTTACTACACTCAAGAAAACGAAGATGGATTTACCGAAATATATTTTGGTGACGGAGTACTAGGTAAAAAACTACTAGATGGTGATATCATAAGTGCAACATACATTATCGTAGATGCACAACACGCTAATGGTGCAAAAAGATTTGCACAACAAACTGCAATCAATAGTTATGCAAGTTCAACTGTAATCACTACTGTAAATGCAAATGGTGGTGCAGAGAAAGAAAGTATAGAGTCAATCAAGTTTAAGGCAAACAAATTTTACACTTCACAAAACAGATTGGTAACCCTTAACGACTACAAAGCAAAAGTACAAGAGTATTATCCGAATGCAGATGCAGTTGCAGTATGGGGTGGTGAAGACAATGACCCACCAGTATATGGTAAAGTATTCGTTGCACTTAAACCTAAGAATGCAGATTACTTATCAGAAACAGAGAAGAAACAAATTAAAGGTCAACTTAACAAATTAAACATGTTAACTGTTAGACCCGAATTGATTGACCCCGAAATTGTTAAGATACTTATCTCAACAGTATTCAAGTATGATGCATCTAAGACAGATTTATCAATAGGTGAATTGCAAACATTAGTAACTGGTGCAATCAATGAGTTTGATAATACAAACCTAAAAGACTTTGATGCAGTATTCAGACATTCAAATCTATTGAAAGCAATTGACGATGCAGACAATTCAGTTCTATCCAATATTACAAACATTAGACTTAGGAAGGCAGCCCAAGCTAAGATTAATCAAGAAGTAGGTTATACAGTAGACTTTGGTAATGGATTCAATAATCCCCATTCAGGACACAATAAGGATGCTGGTGGTATTACAACTACTACTGGTTTCATGGTATCGGGAGATTCAGTCAACACACAATATTATGACGATGATGGAAGTGGTAACCTAAGACGTTACTATCTATCAGGGTCAACAAGAGTTTATCAGGATAATGAAGCTGGAACAGTGGATTATTCTAAAGGAAAGATTTCAATCAATGCCATCATGTTTACCTCAACAGTAAACGTTGATAGTACGATTGACTTTACAGTTATCCCATCAGGTAACGATGTAGTTGCAATTAGAGGTTCTCTAATTGACATATCAACATCTGATGTTAAGGTAACTGCTGAAGTAGACACCATCGCAAGTGGTGAAAGTAGTGCTGGAGTTGGGTATACATCCACCTCTAGTAGTTCATATTAATATGAATAAAGTGGTCTGAGATGGTAGGTTCCATGCTCAGAGTAGCATTCCATTAACTTGGTTTTTATAGGAGAAAAACAAAATGGCAGATAAAAAAATAAGTGCATTAACATCAGTTTCAGATAGTGATATCGGTGCAGATGATTTATTACACATTGTAGATAACCCAGGCGGAACACCTGTAAACAAGAAGATGACTATTGGTCAACTTTTTGAAAACATTCCAACTCACCTTGCAGTTGACGACATTACAACTTTGTCTTCAACAGCAGCTAACCTTGCTAGTTCTTTTGCATCTGCATTAGACCTTTCAGGTGCTGGTAGTGATATTGCGTTTACATTAGATAACGGAACAGACGTAGGTCAGTTAAAAATTATCTATATGAAAACTGCACCAGCTGGTTCGTATATGGCTGACATCACAGTAGAATCATGGGGATATTCCTCAGATGAAACTGAACAGATTAAGTTAAATGCGTTAGGTGATGCAGTAATATGTTTTTGGGATGGTTCCAAATGGTTCCCTATCACAAATCATGGTGCAACATTAACTTAATATAGGATAACCATAAATGTCACATACAGATTATGTCAGTGAACGTTTAAGTCACAGACTTCCAACTTTATTACCCGAGTATTTAAAGGAAGAAGCACCTGCGTTTGAACAATTCATCCGTGCATATTTTGAATTCTTAGAAGCAGAGATAATTACTCTAGATTCTCAGAGTGACATTGATGGTATTTTATTAGAAGACAGTCAGGGTTCCATCTTTTTGGAACCCGAAACTGTTGGTGCAACACCCGACAGAGAAATTTCCAAGATTGTCAATGAGGCATCTATTGGAAACACTAATTCAACTGCAGACCCATATGTTGTCGGAGAGTACATCTTCGGAAAGACAACAGGTGCAGTTGCACGTATTGAAGTCATTAATAAAAATGTCTTATACGTCAAATCAATTTCAGGAAATGGTTTTAAAAGTAATGAAACCATTGAAGGTAGGAACACAAAACAAACTGCAGTAATTAAAACATACAAAGAAAATTCTATACTTGCAAATAACAAGTTACTAGACTATTCGGATATCGACCATACTTCATAAGAGTTTCTACAATATTATCAAAACGACTTTATTCCATCATTAGATTTATCATCTACACAGAATAAACGTCTTACAGTTAAAAATATAAACGACCTTTATCAAAAGAAAGGTACTGCAGAGTCTT